GATGGCGGTTTGGCGGCGCTGTTCTTCGGATCGGGCTTGCGCCTGTGCCACCCGGGCGGCCTCAGCGCTTGCCGCCCGGATATCGCTGATCTGGCGTTCGTATCTGTTCCCCTGCCACTGCCACGCACCTGCAGCAGAAAGGGCCATCAGCGCAAGCACAGCGACCCCCAAGGCGATCAGCTTGTACTGCTTGAGCAGGGCGATCATGTATTACCCTCGAACAGGGCTCGCTCAGCGGCACGGCGACGGACCAGCCCGGCGAGCACCTTTCCGCCCGCTTTGGTCCACCTGTCGAACTGAGCCGCCGCGCCCTTGTAGTCGCCCGCATTCAGCAGGCGCAGCAGCGTCGAGTTGCTGAGGTTGCCCGCGCCCAGGTTGTANACGAAGGAGGTCANCGCGTCGANCTGGCCCTGCGTCAGCGGNACCTTNACCANNCGCAGNACCTGCGCCTCGAANCGCNNCACGTCCTCGCGNAGCANNTCNTCNGCNCGCTCNTTGGTGATGGTCTGNCCNNGCNTCACNCCNGCNGTNGTNCCNNACCCNATCGTCCAGACATCCGCCGGACATTTATAGGCGGACAGGCGCAGCCCCTCGAAGGACTTGATCAGGTCAAGCCCCTTCTGTGATGTGTGCATGTTTTCTCCAGGCGTAAAAAAGCCCCGACTGGCGGGGCTTATGTCAGTTAAGCAATCTCAACTTCGAAGTTTGCGTAAGTGTCAGGGACGGACACCACGACGTTTCGGCCTATTTGAGTCGGCGTTATGTTGGCACCGGTGCCAAGCGCATCAATATCGAACTGCACGGACAAAGCCCCAGCGGTTCCTATTGCAGGGTTGTGCAAGCTAACCGCATCGACGTAATCACGAATTGCCGAGCTTATATTGTCCGTGCCGCGACCAACCGCAAAGGTCGCCGTTTTACGGTATAGGGTTGATCCGCCAGGGAGTGGGTTGGCGATAATCTTGACCAGCCCCTCAAAAGCGGCAAACGTTGGTATCCTGTACGCAATACGGCCTCCTGAGGTGACCGGCGCGCCAAGCCAGCGATGATTGATGCCCACACGCACGCCGTTGAAATTGCCCGACGAGATAAGCGGCATTGCGCTGTCACCGGTATTTCCATCCAACTGCAATCGACTTCCGACAACAAGGGCTCCAACGGTAACAAGAGGCCCGCTAAACGTGTTATTGCCCCAGGTATTCTCCTTGATGACGATAAGGTCGGTTGCGTCAGTTCCGTTTACGCTAATCGGCGTGCCAAACATATAGCCAAAGTCACAGCCATCGATAGTCCATTTTCCGCCGCCTGTTCTAATTCCTCGCGCTGTAGAGCTTTGCGTATATGCTTCGTTTGACTTTAAGCCAGTGAAATGACAATCACGGATGTGCACCTCATTTGCATTGACGCCAAGCGAAGCGATAGCCCAAGACTTCGAGTTTGCTAAAGTTGCAGTCGGATATCATTACCTCGGCGCCAGACATATTTATTGCAATGTGCGCCTGCTTGTTTGCGTNCGGTCAGGCNCATTTTCGATAAAGTTACAATCTACAATCGAAAGTCCACGGACAGTATTTGCTGTACCTTGTATAACAATATCCAGTGCCTGACCGAACGCAAACGTGCAGTCCCTAATAAGCCAGTCGTAGCTCCCGGTGCCAACAAGAATTCCGCGCGATGTAGGATTGAAGAAGTGACAATCAGACAAAGTGTTCCGGCTGCCCGTCATTTCGACTGAAGAGGCGCACGCATCGAAGGTGCAGCCGTTTAGAACAAGATCTCCGCCAGCCCCTTTAAATCCTACTGGAGCGCTGGTGATGAACATTTTGTGCAGGCCTACGCCAGCGACCCCGGTTGCCTCCACGACCGCCCCTGTTGTGTGCCCGCCCTCGGTGCAAAGGTTCGATATCGAGGGAGGAAGACCTCCATCGTCAACAACCTCAACCCCGCCAACGAAGCCATACGCCAACTTAAAAGTCGGAGCTGAGCTGGTCGCGATGGGAATCACGATGCGGCAAGGGCCATCGCCTAGACCGCGGAGATGCTGCCCTTTTCTGATGTATACGGTTCCATGAATCTCAAAAGGGTCCGCGCTGGCAGGGACGCCAATCACCCGCTTGCGTAGTGACTCGTTTTCGTTGCCGTCCGTGGCGCTAAGGCCGTACGCCTTGAACGCTTGCGTTGCGCCGTTAAACGCGCGCGTAGAGTCGAAGCCGATAACAGGGCGCGCACCGTAATAGGTGACGTAGACGATGCCGTCGGCAAGGACGCGAACCCAGCAACCAAGAGCCGCGGGGTCGGTCTCGCCCACGCCGTCAAGAAAGTCAGTCAGGTTGGCGGGATCACCATCGAACGGTACAGTTGGGCTGATTACCATTCCGCCGTCATGTTCAGATCGCGGCAGGGTCGCATCCCATACCAGCATAGAGCCGCCAACAGGAGCGCCAGCCATCGGCGCAGCAATAGGCCCGGCAGCATTGACTGTGTCATAGACCGCCAGATCGCCGTAATAGCTACTGAGATGGAGAGCATCCCCATCGAATCGCCCCAACAGGCCCGCCAGATCAGTAACGCGACTCGCGCGACGAATACCGCCGTTTAGTTCCTGCCGTAGCTCGGTCGAACTATCTGCAATGGGGAGGGCTGTTGTTGGATTCCCTTGGAGATCGAACGCAAGCAACTTGCCGGCACGCTGCGCCACAGACGGTATCCGCTCAGGCTCGGGGTCTGTCTCGGCTACTCGCAATGTCCGAGCAATGTCCGACTGGTGTTGCTGGGCGATCATTGTCAGCAGATCGAGTGCATCTTCGTGAACTTCGGCAAAAAACTTGCCCTGGTTGCGCAAGTCAGTCATCTGGAGAATGTCGACGACCCGAGACACGAACAGGCGCTGTCCGGTCGCGGGCGCCACTACGACGTTAATCAGGCCGCCGTCCTCATCGCCCTCGCCGCTGACTGTGTAGTCAGAATTAAGCGTAAGCCGGATTGCGGCTCCGGTTGAATCATCGACAAGCAGAGCAACGAGATCTGTATCGTTGTTGAACTTGAACGCGATCGGGAAAATCTGCGTTACTCCGTTACCATTAAAGCTGGCGACGTTGGTGTTGGTTTGAACGGTCATGGCCGATCCTTTCGTGTGGGCAATAAAAAGCCCCGCGCATTGGCGGGGCCTAGAATTTGGGCAAAAAAAACCCGCCGAAGCGGGTCTTGTGAAACCTAGTGACTGGCCTTACGGCTTGCGGAGCACCTCGAGCGCGTCAAGGAATTGCTTTGCCTTGCGCTCACTCGTTGTACTCACCCTGCGGAGATTGGAGCCTTCCTTGTTTCTGATCAGGATCGCGTAGCGGTTCTGCCTGCCGCGCTTCGTGTGCAGGGTGCTGCTGCCGAGTGAGTTGTAATAGATCCGCAGGCCAGCTTGGCGCGTGGTGTACTTGGAGCTACCCGTCATGAGCGCGCCGTTCCCGATCGCGGTCGCGCCGCCCACACTCGTCCCGCGAGTGACAACGCCATCGGCGAGCAGCAAGTAGTCGTCCTCAAACAGAACTGCGTCAGGCCTCTGGCCTTGGTCGTAGTCTTCGAGGAAGACCTGCTCCACCACTTGCTCCGCCTGCGCGCGGCTCATATCGGCGCGAGGCGTGTAATCGACCAACGCATGACCACACCCTGTAAGAGCAAGCACCAACATCACCCACGACAACTTCATAGAGTTTCCTTTCAGTTCGCTGAATACAGGCAAAGCACGGCGGCAGCCATTACACCCATCGCCAAAGCCCACCATCCGAAGGCGCGCAGTCCGCTGCTGGCCGCCACTGCCAGGCCGGCAAAGCTGCGAATGCGGCCATGGTAGTGCTCGGCGGCGACGGACACCGCCACTATCGAAGATAGGAAGAAGGCGACCATCGCAGGATAAACGCGCCAGCCTGCAGGGAACAGGAAGGCAGTCGCAGCCGTGAAGATCAGCGGGAGCACGAATAGGATCATGCCCGCGACAACCAGGTTCATCGTGCGCTTACCTCGCAATCCCTAGCGGGTCCAGGTAGGTCTGTGATGGCCGCAGCAGGAATTGCTGGGCGTTTTCCTTTTCTATCCGACGTTCCATGCGGCGCAGCGCCCCAGGGTTGAGCGCCTCTTGCACGCTGTGCAGGAAGAGATAGTCCATTGCCGTGCGAGTGTAAAACAAATTCGCGAAAGGCGTGTTCTGGATGGCGAAGCGGAAGCTTGCCGCCGCTGCATCGTCACCGTCACGCATTCTGGCGAACAGGTCATACCCGCCATCGATCAGGCCAAGTGTTGGGCCCGACAACGACTGCGTGAGCCCGCCGCCGAAGCGGTTGGCTTCACCGAACAGAAAGTCACCGTACAGCCCAAGAGCGCCGCCTTGCAGCATCGCCGCCACCCAGGTCTTGGGATCGTCTGTCGGCCGTGGCTCGCGCCCCTTGAGCAGATCCTTCGTGGCCATGGCGCCATAGCCGAACAGCGTGGTCCACAGCATCAGCTGAGCAATGCCGAGCTTTTCGCCGTTACCGCTGCGCATAGCCTGGATCAGCTCGCGACCAGGGTTCGCGCCGTAAGCCCCTGGCTGGTAGCCGCGGCCGTAGAGTTCACGACCGAACGACTTCTGCAGAATGGCCACAGGAAAGGCCTTGAACTGCCCAACGAACCGCAGCAGCTCGCCGGCGACAGTGCCTGGCTGGGTGCCGCGGCGCATCATGGCGCGGGTTCTGGCATCCGGCTCGATTACCGCATAACTGGCACGGTCGGTGATGTAGCTGCGCAGGCTGCCACGCAATTCCTCGCGCAGCTCGCCAATGGCAGCGGCATTAACTGTGCGGCCTTTGCTGGTGAGGTAGCCGGCGAGATCCGCATCAGGGATGTCGTCGATTCCCTGCGTGGTCATGTACTCGCGCCCGTCTGCCAGCTTGGCGCCAGTGTTGCGCACCAAATCCCACTTGCCGGCGTCGAAGTCGAACAGCTCGAGCGTGCGGCGCAGGTCGGGGTTCATCTGGTCCCAGTTCAGCGCGCGGTTATAGGCCAGGTGATGGCTCATCATCAGCGCCGCGGTGCTGCGCATGGTGTCGGTCCACCAGGTCAAGCCGTTGAGCTTGAAGAACAGCTGCTGCGCGCGGCTCATCTTGCCGCCAAGCGAATCATCGGCGCTGAACTTGCTCACCACCTCGCCGCGCACGCTGTCGAAAAACACGCCCATCGAGGACAGGATCTCTCGCTGTTCGGCCGGCTTCTTGCCAGACAACATGCCGCCGATCAAGGTGCCCATCGAGCCCAGCATGCCCTTGCCCTGATAGCGCATTTCACTGGCAGCGACCGGGAGGTCAGTCACGGCCGAGATCACCGCGCCGCCCAGCTTGGCCATGGACTGCCAGGCGCGGAGGTTCGCTGCGACCCGTGCACCGGTGTGATTAACCGCGATACTGGCACTGCCATCGATCTCGGCGAAGCGAGTCTTGAGCATCCCGCGGCGGTCATCCTGAAAGCGGCGCATGGCCTCCGGGTCTTCCTTGAAGGCCAGCTGCAGCTCGTCAAGCGCAGCCTCGAAATTGCCTTCAGGGTTGGTGCCGAGCCGACGCATGAGGCCGGTGCTTTGGCCGGAGCGGTCCAGTCCGCCAAG